GAGCGGCAACCAATGTCTTTATTTCTGCTTACTTCCCCGACTTCACCCCGGATTCAGCGAGAGCTACATCTGTTCAGTTCATCCAATACGACTCTGTACCTAGCGGCACCCAATTCAGGGAAAGCGCCCTTTTCTTTGAGCTATGGGGACGTGCTGACTTCCAAGGTCTACGCAGATCGGCAACTCGTACCTTCCCCGGTCTTAATGGCGGGCGTTCGTTGACTCTGCGATTTGACGGCGTTGTTAACGGCACTTTCCCGGCAAGTAACCCATTCTTCCCGAACCAGCGTGCATGGACCCTGGAGCGAATTACGGTTGTCGACAGCAGCCTGTTCATCAATGAAGGCGACATCTTTAACTGCCGTATTGATACGACACCCGGCAACCCTCGAAACCCAAACAATTACGTACGGGTTGGCGTGCAAGTCCGCGTAAACGGCGTTTCTCTGAGCAGTGGTGAAGCCGGTCGTGAAAACGGCTACTCGTTTGGTGTACTCGGCAATGCTGATCGCCTCGCGCTTGGCACGGTATCAAGCACCATCAGAACTCTTACCGATGCCGGGCGTAGTGTCCAGATCAGGTACAGCGCCACCGTCGTACCAGCAACGGAAAGGCAGCGCCAGGATTATCAAGTCAATCAGGTTTGGGACAACGAAACCGTTGAAATTATTCCAGGCACGAGTTCCACCACGTTTAACCGTGGTGTGAGGATTTTGGATGCGGTGCCGGTTGCATCGAACAACCCGTTCAGACCACCTGGTTCACAGGTTGGTATTTTCTACCAAATCTCTGCCGTCGGCTAAGGCTGACTAACAAACTCACCCAAAGAAACGAGGTAACACCATGGCATTTTCCAACGAAAGCTCTGATCTACGCAAAAAGCGTATTTTTGAGGAAAACGGGCAGATAACGGACATCAGCAACTACATGGAGCTGACCAAATCAAATGAAAGCACGCCTGAGCACAATATCGTTTACGTAACAGAAACCGTAAAACCAGACACTATTCCTATTTACGATAAACTTACAACTTGCGCCTTAGCTTTACGCGCGGGTAGAGATTTTAATCGTATTGATCAATTACGAACTTGGCTGGCACACGGCATCAGTGTTCGACGTTTTCACCCCAGCGAACTTAACAGCGTAGGCCCATCAAATTTATTCCCGGATCTGGTTTATTACTTGCTGACGGATACAACAGCAGGACTTGGAAACTTCTTTAGTTCTGAACTTATTGACACAAGTAGCTTTACCAACGCCTGCCGTTTTCTGCGCGCCAACAAGTTGTTCTTCAACGGCGCCGTAGCAGAAGCCCAGAATGTGCGGTCATACATTTCGGACACAGCACCATTTTTCCTACTGGATTTCGTAATCGGAAACGGCAAATTTTCGCTGCAGCCTGCACTGCCGACCACGACAACTGGTGCGATCAGCGGATCAGCGGTTCCGATTGCTGCCTTGTTTACCGAGGGCAACATCATCGAAGACAGCTTCACTTTGGAATATCTAGAAGCTGAACAACGCAAAGATTTCCAAGCGGCATTGCGCTGGCGCCAAGAACAAGAAAACCGCTTGCCGGAAGAACGAACCGTTACTGTCCGCTATAGCGAAGCCGGCAGCACCGAATATCCCTTTGAAAGTTATGACCTTACCGATTTTTGCTGCAGTCAAGATCACGCAGTGCTTTTCGGTAAATTTATTTTGAGCGCTAGACGCCGCATTACTCACACGGTGTCATTTAGGACAACGCCCGAAGGCTTGAGCCTAGCGCCAGGAAACTACATCAAAGTGGTTACTAAAAGCAGCCCGTACCAGTTTGCAAATAATGGCGTTGTCCAAGCTGATGGAACTTTGATTTTGTCTACGCCTGTCGTCGATAACACTTACGAAATTTTCTACCTAAACAACACGGTTGGCGCTGTGCAAGAGGCAACAATCAGCGTTGTAAACGGAAAAGTACAACAGCAGCAATTCTGGGACACTCTAATCACGATCAAAAATGCAGGTAATTCGACCAATACGTATCAAGTTCAAGAACTAACCTATGAGGAAGACGGCCTGGTGCAGATCGTGGCTTCTGAGTACCCCACAGGTAGTGACGGCGCTAGCCTTATTGCAGGCGACCTTTTGGCCAACGGTACGTTCACGATTGAAACCTGATGCCGTACCCCGCCCTAAGCCCAACCTCGCGTTCATTTGATCCGGGCGACTGGCCCGTCAGAACTTACAACGCACAAAGCGGTGTTGAGGTCAGGATTCTTTACGGAAGCAAGCGTTACAACCTGCGTTTGCAACTGACTTACGCCAATATCCCAGACTCCAGCGCCACAGAGTTTCTGACGCATTTTGAAGAAACGACAGGTACATTTTCAACATTTACATTTAGTACAAGTGCCGGTGTCGCCATCTACGATGGTTGGCGCGGCAGTGCCACTGTGCTTACTCCGCCGCTTGGCGTAAACTGGCGTTATGAGTCAGCCCCGCAGGTTGAAAGCGTAAGGCCCGGTATTAGCACCGTTACCGTTTCACTTGTCGGAGTACTCTAATGTTCTACAGCGGCATCCAAGGCGAGCTTTACATCAACGGCGTAAAAGCCGCGAAAGTCCGCAACTGGTCCATGAGCACCAGCCTTAGCTTGCTGGACACGACGACGCTGGGCGACACGGACACTACAACCGTGCCTGGCATTCGTACCAATACGGGAAGCTGCCAGATTTATTACTACGCACCAACGATGGTGGTTGGTGAAAATAATTCGGCAAGTCTGCTTATCAACAAGCTAATTAAGGCTGGTGTAGATGGTGTGGCACCAGAAGCCGAACAGGTAACGCTAAAACTTTCTTTGAACAACGAAACAGGTGCGCAAACACATGTTCAAGGGCCGGTTTATTTAACCAGCGTTGCGATGTCTTGCGCGGTGGGCGAAGTTGTTTCTGCCGAAGTTGCATTCCAGGTCATTGGTGCCTTTACCAATGTGGTGCTATGAGCGTTTATCTAGGGGAAAACGGCAACATTGAACTCCGCCGGAGTACAGGTGGCGAGGGATTCATGCGCAGTTTCCTCGATCCTGCCGACGTTAATGTTGCGCGCAAACGCTTTTCGTTTGACTTCCCGGCAGATGCGCTAGTCAGCGGTGACCGCATACAAATCCAAACAGTAGACGGATCAAATCTGCAGCTCGTTTCAGGCTGGAATTACCCTGATGGGCTCTGGTACTGCTTTGTTGACACTGCAGGCGGGATAAGGCTTTACAACACTTTCGTTGATTCAATCAACGGTTCAATCGACAATGCTTTAACGCTTGTGTTGCCAAGTACTACGCAAGAAATTCAAGTACAAGTAAAGAACTCGCTCTATCGTTTTTACGGTCAAATTCGTAGCTGGGAAATTACAAATAGCCGGACTTCAGTTGATGTAACCAGCCTTGGCGAAGAATTTATCGAGCAATACAACAGAGGCCTTGTATCAGGGCAAGGGCGAATCACCTGCATTTGGGACTACAAAATATCAGGACTTGATCCAATAAGAAAGCCATTTCCAAGCGAAGAACCTAATTACCTATGCCAGCTAATCCTTAGGTTGAAGCAAGGTGCCATGTTCCAAGGTAGATTTTTTGTATTTACAGGAACACCCGCAGTTTGGTACGAAGCTGACTGCATTGTGACCAACACAGCTTTATCCTTTGCGCCTGGAGAGGTTGTTGAAAACACAATCGAATTTTTAACGACAGGACCTGTCCGCCTATCCACTGGATCGCCTAACAACTTGCTGTTGCAGGAATCCGATGATTTACTGCTGCAGGAGTCCCTTGACTCGATTCTCCTAGAGGACCCGACGTAGACTGTCACTAGGCGTCGTTTAATTTAAGCCGCATGGCTGATCTCCGCATTAGTCAGCTGCCAGTTCTGACTGGTGCGCTGCTGCAAGCCACTGATCCGATTGCTGTCGCGGACCTTAGCGCCAGCGAAACAAAGAAGATTACGGCTAAGGAATTTGTCGAGGGTGCCGTCGCTTTAATCGACGACCTCAGCATTCCCGGCAGCAAGGTTGACCTAACCCTTGCCGCTAATTCGGTCAACACCGCTCAGTTGGTTAACGGCGCCGTAACGGAGCTGAAATTAGCGAACAGCAGCAGCGGTCGAATAAGCGCCACTGCCACAAGCACCGCAGGCGCCTACATCGGTCAAATTGCTGTATTGACCCCCAATAACGTTCCTTACATCTGGAACGGGTCATCGTGGGTTCAATTCCAGACAGGCGTTCTGACAATCACCGGCGGCACCGCTGGGGCTGTAATTACCGATGTCACGACAGTTTCAAATAACTCGACTGTTATCGCTCGAATTGCGAATGCAACTGGCCCCAAGGAATTTTTAGCTGGTCCTGCCTCAAGTTCCGGAGCTTTTTCTAGGCGGCAAATCGTACCTGAAGATCTACCACTTGCGACCACTTCTACCGCTGGTATTGCATCAGTTCCTGCTGGCGAAGGTATCCGCATTGATGGTGGTGTTGGCGGTCTTGAAGCGCGGCTTGAAATAGATAACGATGTAACCGAAAGTGTTGTTCATAAGGTCGTTACTTACAACAGCAAGGGCCTTGTTACTGGCGGTCGTGTAATTTCTTCTGCCGACTTGCCGCTTTCTACTGCCGGAAGCGCTGGGGCCGTTGCCGCTGGCACAGAATTTCAAGTTAATGCGGGCACAGGCGTACTTAGCCACACAAACCAAGTTGTTGCCACTACTGGAATCAAAATTACTTACGACGGTCAAGGGCATGTTGTTTCTTCGGCAAGCCTTGCAAGCGGTGATATCCCTTCACTTGATGCCTCAAAAATAACCACCGGAACTTTTGAGATTAGCCGCATAGCCGATGATTCAATTAGTGGGGTAAAACTTGCAGATTACTCAATAACAAAGATTGGCGAAATAACGCCAACGGCAGAAAACATTGGCCAGTTTTTCTTCAACCCACTAACCCGCGATCTATTTCTCTGGGACGGCAACGTTTACCAGCCTGTTGGCATTAGCGCCGGCGAGATCGTACTGGCTGGAACTTACGACGCCAGCACCAACCTGCTTAGCTCGGTAACTGCAGAAGGTACGGCAGCAGGCTTTGTAAATGGCAGCGCACTACCCGCCGCAGCCGCCGGCAACAACCGTTATTACGTTGTCGTCAACCAAAGCGGCACTGGAACAGCACCAGCACCAGTTGTTCTGCTTGAGCCACCCGACATTCTCCTGTCGAACGGGTCCAGCTACGTCCTGATCGAAACATCGGAAACGATCACAGCGCAGATTGCATCAAACGTTGGCTTTACACCTACCGGCAGTATCGGTAGCACCAATGTTCAGGCTGCAATCGCTGAGGTCGACAATGAAAAGCTGGCAAAAGCTGGCGGCACGATTACGGGTCAGCTTCTGATTGGCACGGCCGGCAGCCTTGTATTTGAAGGCGCTACCGACAACGCCTTTGAAACTACCCTTGCCGTCACTGATCCAACGGCTGATCGTACAATCACCTTTAAGGATGCAACTGGAACGGTTGCGCTTACCAGTGATCTTGACGACGGAACTTACTAGGCTGTAGGGGTAATTTCCGGCCTTCGGGCGTTAAGGAATGGCTCTCCAACACATCCGGTCCAGCACTCTGGACAAGCGCCCGCAACCGGCAAGTTTGAGTGACGGCCAACTGGCCATCAACACGAACGTGAATGCGCCGGGCGTCTTTTTTAAAGACAGCAATGGCACGCTTGTCAAAGTTGGCCCCACATTTGTTGGAACTACAGCCCCCAACTCAACGCCCGGCTCTGGTGGTGCAAGCGGTAACACGCTGGGCGAGCAGTGGCTCGATACAAGCGGCACCAACCCAGTCCTCAAAATTTGGGACGGATCGGCCTGGCAAAGCGAAGCTGGCGAATTCGTAAACGTCAGCGGCGACACGATGACTGGCGCGCTGGTGATGGACAACCAGCAACAGATTCGTTTCCGCGAAACTACCGCCAACGGCACTAATTACATTGCACTGCAGGCACCGGCTTCGGTTGCTTTTGACAAGACGATCACGCTGCCCGATGTAACTGGAACAGTCGTCACTACGGGCGACACCGGCAGTGTTACCAGCACGATGATTCTGGATGGCACCATCGTTAATGGTGATGTAAATGCCAGTGCAGCGATTGCAGGCACCAAGATCAGCCCCGATTTTGGCAGTCAAACTGTTCAAACAACAGGGGTATTTAGTGCCGCTGGTGGTGCAGCAGCTACGCCGAGCATTACATTTACTGGCGATCTAAACACCGGAATTTATTCCCCCGGCGCAGACCAACTAGCCATCTCGTCTAGTGGTTCTGAGCGCATCCGTATTGGTGCCAATGGTGAGATCGGCATTGGTGGTGCAAACTACGGAACCAGCGGTCAGGTTCTGACAAGCGGCGGAACAGGTGCAGCTCCTAGCTGGACAACACTGACTGTCAACACCGACAAGATTGAAGAAGGAAACAGCAGCGCAGAAGTAATCGACACCGGCTCCGATGGTCGATTTGTTGTTACGACAGAAGGAAGTGAGCGACTGCGTATTGATTCCAGTGGTCGTTTAGGTCTGGGGACTAGTAGCCCTGCAACGTTATTAGAAATCAATTCGACCACAACCAACGCCGCAAGACTTAGGGTCACAGGTACTGGCACAACCGCCGGCAACTTCAGGGGCTACGAGTTCGGTAATGGTTCTGTCTTCAAAGGCGGTCTTCTTCAGGATGAATCAACCGATCTGATTTCGATCTTCACTCCTGTTGGTGGTCAATCAGTAAACATTACTTCGGCAGGCCGAGTAGGGATTGGCACTACGAGCCCTAGCACTCCTCTGCACGTTAAAGGTGACGATGGAATCAGGATTGAAAACGTCAGTCTTTCGCGTGCTTACCAGTTACTTGCATATACAGGTGGAGGCTCTCCAAATGCTAATTTTAGAATTTATGATGCAACTGCTGGCGCAGATAGGCTCAACATTGATACCTCTGGTCGTGTTTTAGTTGGCACGTCCTCGAGCCGTAGCGTTGGCATTACTGGCACATTGCAGATTGAAAAGGCAGTAGGAGGCACCGACTCTCCTGGAATTAGCATTACAAACAGCGATAACTCTGGCTGGACTTCTTATCTCAATCTTGCCAAGACTCGTTCGGGCAGCGTTGGTACATTTGGCGCTGTCTTAAACAATGACGCATTGGGCGCTGTTGGATTCTGGGGCAGTAGTTCTAGTTCATTAATTGCAGGGGCTGAAATCAGCGCATTGGTCGATGGCGCCAATATCAGCATTTCATCTATGCCAACTCGCTTAGTGTTCTCCACTACCGCCGACGGAGCAAGCAGCCCGACGGAGCGGATGAGGATTGCGAGTAATGGTCACATATATACAGGTGCGGCTTCTCCAGGAGCTGCCGCATTTGGGTTTTCAATTAACCGCGTCGGACAGCAAGGTCTCCTTGAATGTTATAGAAATGTAGGAAACAACAGCCAAACAGCAATTATTGGAGGCAACGCAGGAGAAGCGTACATCGAGGGGGATGGAGACCTTAAGAATACAAACAACTCCTACGGTGCTATTTCCGACATCAAGCTGAAGGAAAACATCGTAGACGCATCCTCCCAGTGGGATGATCTCAAGGCTCTTCAAGTTCGTAACTACAACTTTAAGCCTGAGACCGGCTACAACACACATACCCAGATCGGCTTAGTTGCTCAAGAGGTTGAAGCAGTCTGCCCTGGTCTGGTTGGTGAAACCCCCGACCGCGACGCAGACGGCAACGACCTCGGCACCGTTACCAAGAGCGTCAACTACTCGGTGCTCTATATGAAGGCGGTGAAGGCGCTGCAAGAAGCAATGGAGCGCATTGAGCAACTGGAAGCCAAAGTTGCAGCCCTTGAGGCGGCGTAGTCCTACTCACTAAAAAGGCGGGCAACCGGCCATTCCCAACAGGTTGCAACCCTTCTACTCTGTCAACGTCAGGCTTCCACTCATGTCCACTTCTTTTACCTGGGGCATTAACACCCTTGAACGCGAGACCGAAGACGGTTTTGTTTTTACAGCGCATTACACCGTTAATGCTGACGATGGCACCTATTCTTCTGGTGCTTACGGTTCCATTGGTTTTCAACGTCCAGAGAATCTGATTCCGTACAACCAACTGGACGAATCGACCGTAATCGGTTGGGTGCAGGAGGCTTTGGGCGGCGCTGAAAAGGTTGCAGAAATTGAGGCTGCGCTTCAACAGCAAATCGACGAACAGCGTTCTCCGTCGAAAGCCACCGGTGTCCCCTGGGCCAACTGACCCTTTACTAAAACGCCGT